ATGTTGGATCAGCCCATACCGAAAATCTTCCTCTTCGTCCCAGCCACCCAGCCCGACCGCATCCCAAAAGCCTTCGGCATCGGTGCCGACGAAGTCATTGCCGACTGGGAAGACTCCGTCTCGCCTGCCAACAAAGCACAAGCCAGAACCAACATCGCCGACTACTGCGCCAATGCAAACGCCCGCCCGATTTGGCTCCGCATCAACTCCGCAAACAGCACCCATTTCGCCGACGACCTCGCCGCCCTGCAAAACCTGCCGGCGGTAAAAGGCATCATCCTACCGAAAGCCGAACGCCCGGCCGACATCACCTCACTCTACCAAAGCAGCGGCAAACCCGTCATCGCCGTCCTCGAAACGGCTTTGGGCATACTCAACCTGCCCCAACTGGCCTTCGCCCACGGCCTGCACGCCCTCTCCTACGGCTGCCTCGACCTGTCCAACAACCTAGGCATCCAAACCGGCACGGCGGCGGCGGACGTATTTTTCAACCGACTGCGCACCGACCTCCTCCTCCACAGCCACCTCAACGGCCTGCACCCGCCGATTGAAACCGTCTTCACCGATTTTTCCGACAACGAAGGCCTGCGCTCATTTACCGCCTTCTGGCGCGACATGGGCTTCGGCGGCATGCTCTGCATCCACCCCAAACAAGTGGCCGTTACCAAACTGATGTTGCGCCCCTCGGCAGAAACACTCGAATTTGCCGAAAAAGTTTTAACCGAATACGAACAAAACGGCTCACCGGTATTCCAAATAGACGGACAAATGGTCGACATCCCGGTTATCGAACGGGCAAAAAAACTACTGGGCAGGACATAACCCGCATATGGCAAAAGGCCGTCTGAACAGACGGCCTTTTAACAACCGGATTGATAAGAATCTTGCCAACGGATAAAACAAAAATCATGGAACTGACATAGAAAATTGATTAAATTTTCACTATAAAGCCATTTCCAAATAATGAAAATACTCGGCTTTATACTAAAGCCAATCTAGGTTATCAGATACCCCAAAATATACCCCCACTTTTTTCACTTTACTCAATTACACGGCAATAGGCGGGATTGGACACTCAGGAAGGAGCAAGCAGGATGACAATCAGCCTGTAAGCCCCGTGGTTATTGGATTTGGTTTACGGCGTTAGACGGTATTAGACAAAAAATCAACCGCTAGAAAGCGGTTGATTTTTACAGTGTGGTGCGGACGGAGCGCATCTACGCTTATTCTACGTCCGCACTTCTTGCGTCTTTTTAAATCTATTTAGCCCTACATATCAAAGCGTTAAATTTAATATAGCCCGATTTTGCCCCACTTTATATCTGTTTTGCTCTATTATATTTGCACCCAAATTGCACCCAAATAAATATGGCAACCATCACTCAACGTAACGGCAAATGGCGCGTACAAATCCGCATGAAAGGCGTTTCCCGTTCCGCCACGTTTGAGCGGGCATCAGACGCGAAGGCGTGGGCGGCGCGGATAGAGTCGCAAATTATGGACGGCATCCAAGGCAACGCCCCGCGAAATACTATCTTTGCCGACCTTATCCGGCGGTATTTATCCGAGGTTACACCATCAAAGCGGGGCGCACGGGAAGAATCATACCGCATTGGACGCGCACTAAAAACACCTTTGGCAAAGGTGCAGCTTGCCGACCTGCGCCCTCAAGACTTCGCCGATTGGCGAGATCAACGGTTGCAAGAGGTATCTCCTACCAGCGTCGGACGCGAATTAACCACTTTATCCGCCATCTGCGAACACGCCATGAAAGAGTGGGGACTTCTGCGCGAAAACCCTGTACGCAAAATCAGCAAGCCGAAAAAAAGCCGGGCGAGAACAAGACGGCCAACCGAGCAAGAAATTGCCGACATTTGCGCCGCCCTCCTATACCGACCTAATGAGAAACCGAAAATGGCGGTGCAACGGGTTGCCGTTGCCGTCCTATTTGCCATCGAAACCGCCATGCGGGCAGGCGAAATATGCGGTCTAAAATGGGCAGATGTGAATATGCAGCGTCGTATTGCCCACCTCCCGATAACTAAAAACGGCGACAGCCGTGACGTGCCATTATCCTTGCGAGCCGCCGAACTGATAGAGCAACTGCGCGGAATTGATGATACATGGGTTTTTAGTTTGGATGCCAAAAGCCTTGATGTATTATTCAGGCGGGCGCGGGACAATTGCGGCATCCAAGACCTGCATTTTCACGACACCCGCCGCGAAGCCCTCACGCGCCTATCAAAAAAAGTGCCTGTGGAGATTTTGGCAAAAATCAGCGGGCATCGGGATTTAAGGATTTTACTCAATGTTTACTACCGCCCCGATATGGCGGATATTGCAAAAATGTTGGATTAAAATATTTTTGTTTAAAAACAAAATGATACAAAATTATCCCGCCAAGCAAACAACCAAGAGAGGTAGCACTATGAGCAAATTCACTGCGGGCATTGAAGCGCAACTGTTCAATCTTATGTTTTTTATTATTACGGTTGGCATCATCCTTGCCATTGATTTTGTCATCTATCGGACTTACTTGCACTTCTACACCCAAATCTACGGGCGCGCCGAAGCCAGGCAACGCGCCTACGGTGCAGGGTGGATATTTACATGGATCGCCATACTGGTAGCTATTTGGCGGTTTTTTCTTTAATTTAGATGACTGGCCGTAAATTCCAATACAACAAAGGCCGCCTGAAATTCAGACGGCCTTTTGCCTTACCTCACTGCGACACCGCCCCGCCGTACGCCTGCCACTCCCTCAAATCGGCGGCTTGGCTGTCGGCTACTTCTGCCATTCCAGCATATTTTGACGCGCACTCTCCGAGTAGCTCCCAGCCTTCGGCACTTGCCGCGCCATCAAGTGTGGCGGCGGTTGCAGCGGTTGCGGGCAGGTTTCGGCTGCTACTACGACGGGCGGCGTGTTGGCGCAGGCGGTCAAGCTCAAGGCGCATAGCACCAATAGATTTTTCAGCATCTTGTCTTTCCTTTTCCAGTTCGGTTTGCCTTTCGGCCAGTTCGGCGGCGGCACGGCGTTCTTTCTCACGCGCGGCTGCCGCCTGTTTGTTGGCGGCTTCAGCCAGCGTCAGGCTGATTTTGGCGGCTTTGTCCGCCCTGCCCTTTCGGTATTGCATGGTGCGGTCAAATTGCCAACCGCCGAACAACAGGCCGACTGCCGCCAGCGCGGCGAGGGGTTTCCAATATTTCGGTTCAACCATTGCGGAAAAACTCCTTCTGTTCGTCCGCGCGGCGGTTGGCTAAGCCCTGCACCACGCGCCCGCCTGCTTTGTTCCATAAGGCAAACGCATTGCAGGCAGCCTGATAACGGCGTTCGTTCAACAGGCGGGCTACAGACGACTTGGCAAACGCGGCTACGCCGATGTTGTAGCACAGCGAAACACAGGCATTAAACTGCGACTGTGTCAGTTCCGTGCGCACCGCCTGCCGCACACCGTCCTCGTAGGTCTTGACTTGGTTGAGAAATTCGGCCTTGATTTCGGCTTCGGTCAGTGTGTCGCCCATCCGCACCTTTTGTCCCGCCTTTGCGCCCAGCGTGTAGCAGATGAAGCCGATGCCGATCGTAGGGATGCCCGCGCTGTCCAAGTAGGCGCGGGTTTTCACGCCTTCCCATTTTTTAATCAGCGCGTAGCCCGCGTCGTCCAGTTTCAGGTTTTCATTCATTTCTTTTTCCTCCAATAAAAAAGGCCGTCTGAAACGGCCTGTGCTGTTGAATTAGTCTTTATCGATGAGCTTTTCAGCCGTTTTCCTCAGCCATTTCTTCATCAATTCAGGGGCGAGGGTTTTCACGGTATCCATCGCATGACCCGTCAGGATGCCGACAAATGCTCCGGCAACTGCGCAAGTCCATACTTGATTTACCATCAAAAACCGTTCCGCTACTGCTGCCGCCGCGACTGCCGAAATCAAGGCTTCGAACAAGCCTGATACTGGCGTATCATGGTCTTTCATACTTGACCAGACGCTGCCGACAATGCCGCCCCCTATGGCAAACAGATAGCCGAATTGAAAAAAATCGTGCATCATTCCCCCTTTTGTTCTCGTTTGAATTTATCCTCCGAAAACAAGAATTTAAGTGAGTTATTTCCAGCGAGTAAGCAAAGGAATGCCAACACGGGCGGGATGACCATGCCTGTATGTGCGGGCGGGTATGCAGCCCAAAACGCATATGCCGTCAGATACCAAATAAAGGCTGATATAAGCAGCATATAGCCCGACAACACTTCCCCTTTGAACGTCTGCCAGTACATCGCCGCCAGTTGCAGCAATCCGACCCCGCCGAATACCAGTATCAGCGTCAGTTCCGAAATGTCCTTGAACTTGTAGTAAATAGGCCAGTTATAGATGTCGTTCGGTGAGAACGCGAAAACCAGTGCATAGCCAATCATCGAACACCCGCTGACAAACTCGACCGCCCGCGTTCCTGTGCTGAAAAGCCACCTTTGGAAGCGCACAGGCAAAAATCGAAGTTCAAAAGCATATTTCAGCCATTGGATAGACTTGCTCATATTAAATCTCCGTAAAAAAAGGCCGTCTGAAACGGCCTGTTAGGTGAATATCTGAAAAAATTATATTTTGGTAGGCCTATACTTCCGCTCGCGTTCTTTTGCATAAGCGCCCCGGCAGTGGTTGCGCTGCCAAAAAAACAGCTTATTGATGAACCAAACGACGCGCCGCCAACCTGTCCGGCCATCCAGCACACCGATCCGGTAGGCGCGGGCGGAAAACGTCTCATCCGGCCAGCCGCCCAGCACGGCGTTAATCAGTTGGTCAGCGGCAATGCCGACGGATTTGGCGTAAGCTGCCACTTCCTTCAGACGGCCTGTTGATTTATCCATACTGCCTCCTTAGATTTTAATGCAGGCCAACAGCGCGATATTGCGCGGGCGGTTTTCGGCAGCGGTGGGGACGACGCGGGAGGCGTCGAAGTCAAATGCTGCCGGGTTGTTTCTGCCGTCTTGGGTATCGCTGGTCCATGCCTTCCACCGCCGCTGGCTGATAGCCAGTGCGCCCGTGGCGGTAGCCTCGTCAAAGAGTTGATGCCCGCTTTGGCCTCCTGTATCGATCGAACCTGTGATGTTGCGGATGGCGTCGCCTTGCGCCGACCCAAATGCGCGTCCCGGGTCTATGGCGCGCCCCCCGTCCCAGCCGCGCACAAACTCGCCGCGCAGGTCAGGCAGGTTGAAGGTGGTTTTGCCGTTACCCGCGCCGAATGTCGTGCCGATGGCCGCAAACAGGGCGGGATACTGTGTACGCGAAACGGCCGAACCGTCGGCCTTCAGCCAGCCTGCGGGCGCAGCCTGCATTGCGAAGTACATTACCGCTCCCGACGGCACGGACGAATCTACCGCATGCCGAACAAACTCCGTCGTCGCCACTGACGTATCGTTACTCGTCGCCGCAGGGGTTGTCGTTTTGAGGCCGTCTGAAAAGGTTTTCACACCGCGCACCGCTTGCGCACCTGTCAACAAAACGGCTTGGCCGGCCGCAGCCCTGACAGCCTCCTCCAGTTCGGCGGGCGATACGGTGATTTTCGCCCATGCCGTCCAGTTGCCGCCGTTGCGCTTGCCGCGCCGCCATACCTCATCGGCATCAAACGGGATATAAATCTGATGCGAGGCTATGTCGGTATCGCTGTTATACGCAGACGGCAAGCTCAACAGGCTGCCTGCTTTTTGCACGGGATAATTGCGCTCTGCGGTGGCATGCACGTTTAATGCCTGCCCGTACAAGCCAGGGAAAGTAATGCTGTTAAGGTCTTCATTAGTCAGCCTTTTAGTATCCGCCTTAACCGCCGCCGCTTCTGCCGCTTTTGCAGCTACCCAGCTTTGATAAGCGACTGTCTCCCCCGCATCTCCGATCGCATGAAACCGCAAAACTTTTGCCTTTTTGCCCGGCTCCTCAAATTTAAAATTAAAACGGATGCTGTCGGCCACTGCTTCGGCGGCAGCCGGATTGGCTTCGAATATCCAATTGCCGCGTCCGGACGGCATGATAATTTTATTCCACATGTTCGCTCGGCCGATTGTCAATGTGCCGTCGGTAATGGTTTGGTCGCCGCTGTTACCCAGCTTTTCATCGGCCAGTTTTTTGCCCATCGCGGCAGTTAATGGCTTCTCTGCATCATTGGTTGTCAAATTATTAACCAATGCCGAAGAGTAAACGCGCCATCCGGATTTATTAGTATTTGGGTTATTTTTATTTCTATCTACGGTGCTGATGTATTCAGTATCTCCCGCATCATTCAATACAACACACCCCTTGGAATATCCCCCGATGGCATTTGCTAGTGTTGCATCGTATTTGTATCGCCCCCCCTGATTTTGCCAAACAATATGCGCACTTAATTCATATAAGATACCGTTCATATCCTTCCCGCTGGGCGGTTTTCCGCCCGTTGCGATTGGTGTCATTGTGATACTGGGGAAGCCGTCGGCATAGGTGGCTCCCTCCAGCGGCATCCCACCGCTTCGAGTATCTGGAATGCTGTTTTTCAGGCCGTCTGAAGCCCAGGCTTTGTTTAATAATTTTGGTTGAGGCATGGTTTAAACTCCCATAAAAAAAGCACCCTCGCCGAAGGGTGCCAAATTGGCTTCGATATAGCCGAAGGTTTTATTCACCTCCGGTTCGTAAAAATCCAGTAATACCCCACTGGGGCGGGGCAATAAATCGCTTTGCCGAATAATCGCCCGTTCCGCCGGCAGTAAGAAGAACTCAAAAACATAACGGGCGGCCATTGTGCCGTTTTTGACAAAATATGCCCTCCCGCGTTTCTCAAACATGATACTGAGCAGCCGGTTGATATTGGGGGCGGAAGCGTAAGTAATATTGCTCATGGCTTTAAGCATGATGATTTTGCGGTACGTTTCATCATCCATCCTGTATTTTCTACCGTCATCTTCCCCACTGCTCCAGGTACCGGAATTGAACGGCGTAAAACCGGTGGCAAAACCTACGTTTTCATCGTGTGATGTGATGAAAACATAACGTTCGATACCGACTATCCGCCCCCAAATATCCAAGCCGTAACCGTTTGCCGTTTCGATGTCCCAAATATCACGGTAAAACTCCATCGCATCGGCCCGCGGGTCAATACACTGGTTAAACCGCTCAATCATCCCGCAAATAATCGGGCTGTTGGCGTATTGGCTGATGATGGTTTGCTGAAGATTACGCATCGGGTACAACCTCTATATTCTCTGCCGCGATAGTCGGGTACTGATGGATTCCGACTTGTGCGCTATTGCCCATACTGCCCCTTGCCAGCCCGACCTCTATATCGGTTACCTGTGCCGACGTTAAGGCGCGTGCAATGTGGCAGACATAACGCATGGCATAAATGCGCCCGCCGATACCCGTCTTTTCCACCCCGTTAAATGCTTCTATAACGGCCTTTCTGACTACATCCTGATAGCCGATGACTGCATCTTTCCCGACTCTGATGCGGAAATAAACAGGCACGGGGGTTGGGCGTGTGAAACTGACTTCATAAGCCGGTTTCGGGTCTGTGTACGTTTCATCATGCACGGTCAAGGTTGTATTGCCTGTGAAATCACATCCGCAACCTGCAAAGCGCAAGATGGTTTCAGCTATCTGCCGGTCGTCTCCGCCGACAACGGCAACATAAATACTGTGGGGCTTAATGGTCTGCCCGTTGTGCGTTTCCGGTACCGATTTCGGGTTATCGACCACATACACATCACTCACCCCGTCAAGCTGTGCGACGTTGGAATACACGGACTGAGGCGTTCCGTGTGCATTTGCGGCCACCGACTGCTGCCGGCGGCGGCGGAAATCCGCGCGGCTTTCCAATTCCCTTCCCGGGATGGCGGGACGTGGATTATTGACGCGGTCAAGCCCGGTAATTGTCCTGATAGGCTGGTTTACCGTATTGGCGGCGGCCGACACCACGCCGGCGGCGGTAAAAATACCCATCCCCCTGCCGCCTTCCAAAATAGAGGATTCATCCCTCAATATCCATTGCACGCCGCGTGTGTCCAATACGGCGAAACTTTTAGGGATGATTGTTCCGGCAAGACCGATAAATTCACATTCGACTGACGAATCCACGGCTTTTTTCCGCTCCAAAAAATAGATTTTGGCAATCGCATCCTGCATGATGCCGTCTGCGTAATCGGGGTGGATTTGATTGACCAGTTCGGCTATCAAATCATTTTTGTCGGCAATCACGGCGGCCAGCGACGAAGCAAGCTGCCCTTGTGGTGTTTCCAGACTTTCGGTATTCAGCCCGCCGCCGAACGCGGCATTGATGTCGGCCAGCACGCCCGATAAAATTTCTTGATGGGTCGGCAGCTTCAGGCCGCTGTCGGTAATCTGTATTTTAGGTACGTTCGTCATAGCGTTATCTCATATTGTTTCTGCGTGTCGTCGGTAAATTTCAGACGGCCTGACAGGACGCGGTCATTCATCTGCTCGATCTCCACATCTGCCGCTACCACGCCGGGAACAGTCATTGCAGCCTGTATCAGGCGGTGCCGGTACAGCGCGAACGACTGCTTTTTGCCCAGCGTTTCTTCAAAATAGGGGATGCCCTTCTCTGTGTCGTAATACAACTCGCCCGCAAACAGGCGGCACGCCGAGGCCACATCCTGTGCTTTGGCGTAGGGGGCTTTCGCCATCGCGATATTGCCTGCCGCGTCTAAAACCAAATCCCAGCTTTGCGGGTCAAGATAGAGGGTGTTCATTGCGGTTCTCCCGTGTTGCCGCCGCCGGGCTGCACGCCTTTGTGGACGTGGTTCAGCAGGCTGATGTTTTGCGCCTGTACGTCGCCGTCGGCAGAAATCCCGCCGCCGCCCGTGAATTGCGCCGCGGCTTGGGTGTTGGCCTGAAAGGTTTGCGAGATGCTGCTCACGCCGCCCTGCGCTTTCAGACTGATATTGGCCGCCTCCATCTCAATATCGCCGGGCGAAAACAGTTTGATGCCGCCTTTGGAAAACATGATGTATTGATTGGGCGTGCCGTTCAGGAAGCCGCCGAAATACAGGCCGTCTGAAAAATCAAAACGCCGCAGGCTTTGCGGCGCAGACGGCGTTTTATTCTGTTTGACGGCGGAAATATCCCTGCTGCAAAACCCGCACATGCCTATATCCCCCGGCTCGGGGTCGATAATTACGGCGTTCCCGCCCCCTTGTAGGCGGAAATACGGGATATTGTAGATAATGCCGTGCGGCGTAATTTCCCCGCTGCCGCTGACTTGGGCAACCAACGGCTGCACGTCCACCAGCCCGACGGGAGCCAGTCCGCCCGCTTTGGTTTTCACCACCCGCACCAGCGTGACGGTTTGGATGCGCGAGACGATGCCCGAGACGATTGCGCCGATTTCGCCCGCGCCGCCCTGCGCCTGTTCCGCGCCATATTGCGCCCAGTTATTTTGCGACTTTGACATTCATATCCTCCACATCGGCGGCTTTAATGTCGGCAAACCATTTGCCGTTCGGCGTTTTACACTCCAAATCGAGCGACATGCCGAAAACGCGCCATTTGCCGTTACAGCTTTCTATCTGGCTGCCTTCGACTTCCAACAAACCGCCGAAACGCAAAGCCTTGTCGTACAGGCAGCGCAGTTTGACGCCCTGCAAATCGGGCACGGGATAGCCTATCAGCCCCGTTTTCGGGCTTAAAACCGGAACATCAATCATTCGGGGCTGCCCCTTCGGCGCAATCGCAATCGTCTCATTGTCGATATAAACGTCTACTCCCGCATGTGATGCAATCTGGCGGATTTTGTCCAACTCCGTGCCGCTCAAATACTGATTGCTGATTTTTGCGTTTACGCCGTTGTTTTCAAATTTCCGCCCCATTTTCGCGCACAATGATTCAATCACGGCGGCAACATCGGTTTCCCCTTCGTTGCTGACTGCTTCGGCAGGTTTCAGCTGCCACAAAACGGCGGTATGGCTCTCGATAACCAAGGCCACATCGGGCGCGCCGCCCATATCGGGGTAGGCAAACGTGATATTTCCGGTGTAAACCACACTCATATTGCCCTGCTCCCCCGCTTCGACCTGCACCAAGTTCATCATTGCCTGTTCCGTATTCCAGCGCACACGCAACAACTTCATCATGGTTTCCAGCCTCAAGCCGTAAACCTTGATTCTGGCCGACGGCATCAGCGAGCCGTTGCCGTAATTGATTTGGCAGGACGCGCGCAACCCCTCCGCAACCAGCGTATCGTTGCCTTTCGCATCCCACACGTCCTTTTCCTGCCCGAGCTTGATGCTGATCCGCAGGATTTTTTCCTTAATGCCCATCGTGATACACCAAAATAAAGCGGCCGCCCAACTCCTGCCATTGCGGGTCGTCCGCGCCTTGCTTGTCGATAAAGTACAAATCGCCGGGCAGCCCGCGCCAAACTTCGTTCACCAGCGGCACGCCGTCCAGACAGACGCGGTTTTGAATCAAATACTCCCCGTCCGCCTTCACGTCCGCATACAGACGGCCAAGCCGCAGCCGGACGGCCACGGTAATATCCCGCCCTTCGATGCCGACGGTCGTTTGCTGGGAGGGGACGGGTTTTAAAGGAATTTCATAAATCATTTTCAGACAGCCTATTTGAACCAGCCTTTGACTTTATCCAAGCCGCCCTTGGCAAAATCCCCAATCTTGGACAAGAAGGACTGGCCGGATTGATTTTGCGCAGGCTTCGCCGCCTGCTTGCCGTTGTCCTGCATCTCCTGCGCTTCCGGTGCTTTGGTTTTGGTGTACTTCACCTTAACCTGACGCACTTCCGCAAGATGGATGTTGACCTTCAACAGACGCGCCCCGTCCGAAGCCTCGCGGGCGTAGTCATAGCCCGTAATCGCCATATTCGGATAGACGGCCTCCGGCGTAATAACCATGTACAGGTCGTTGCTTTTTGCCAGCGCATCCACCAAAGCGAGAAACGCGCCGCGCATCACGACGCCGCCGCTGCCTTTGGTCATCTGCACGGTCATTGTGAACGGATCGTCCACCTTGTTGTAACTGGCAAACGACCCTTGTTCTACGGGCGCATTAGCCACTTTGGAAGCGGAAGTGTGTTTGATGGCGGTTACATTGTCTGCCAGCAACAGCGGGATGCCGTTTTGGCCGAATATCCCCCAATAATTGCCGAAAACGGCGTTAATCAATGCCGCGCCGCCGAACTGTATCAGCGCACCGCTTATATTCGTCGGCAATTTGGGGATATTCGGTATGCCGATTGAGTTCCAAGCCATAATCAGTCTTTCTCTTGCCTTCGCCCAGCACCAAAGCCGCCGAACCTTGCGGCGCGGCGGTCTGGCTGCGGTCAGGCAGCATTAGGGGTTAAAAATCATTCTGATGCGCGAGGCACGGAATCACGGGCGACAAGTTACCGCTGGCCTTCGAAAGGTGGTCAACTGCTGCCGCCTGACCCGTCCCGATACGTGCTGCCAAAAGGAATTGCGGCGGCAAGTAAAAGCGAGGCGTGATAAATTTTTGCCGTTTTGTTTGCACGAAGGGGGCGTTATACAAAATTATTAAGCGCACCAATAATCGTGCAACGGTAGAAATGCCGTCTGAATCTTCAGACGGCATTTTCTGTTTACCTTACCGTGGCCTTGCTGTAAATGCCTTCAAGACTTACTGCTATGCGGTCGGAGGTGTCTTTGTCCGCATATCCCCGCAACACTTCGAGGGCTGCGACGGCTCTTTTCAGGCGTGAACGGGTTTCGTGCCAAACCGTCCACATCGTAACCGCCTGTCTGTTGCCAAGCTGTTTGAGCGGCGCGGAGATGTCTTTGCCCAATTCGATCATCCATGTGCCGTAATAAACCATAGCGGCAATGTCGGCTAAAGAGTTGCCGTCGATGGGCAGGGCAGGTTGCGGCGCACTCAGCGGTTCGCGGTCGAGGACTTCGCCGACCAATCCCGTATGCAGCGTCAGCGCGTGAACATAGGCGACGGCTTCGGGCAGTTGTTCGGCGGGGATGTCTTCAATCGCGCCGACGTTGAAGCGTTGGTGGATCATGCCGTAGGCGGTGCTGTAGTCTATGCCTTTGCGTCCGACAAGCGCGGCGACGGCCTGCCGCAACGGTGTGCGGTCGTCGGCGGTGGTTTTGGCGGGTAAGCCGTCTGAAACTTTGCCGTTAAGTAAAGCTTCAATTTGTTCATCGCACCAAACTGCAAATTTCGGGTCAAGCCAGCGGGCAAAGTGGATGGCGAGTTTCGGATGCAGCCATGTGCCTTGCGTGAAGTTTTTTGAATTACCCTTTTTGACGATAACTAATTGATTTTCATCTGTTAGGATTTTTGTCCTTTCACTCAAACTTTCTGCTAAAGCAGAGATATATTGTTGAGTTTGTTCGGTTTTTAGATAATCTTTGGGAAGTTTGCCAAAATGGGCGGCAATTTGAGTGGCATTGAGATAACCATCTTCACGGAAAGAAACGGCAATATTGCTAAAATTGAAGGTTTGAACTTGTGTCATGATAAAGTTTCCTGTTGATATTTACGAATTTCCCGAAACGGGCGGCCGCGAGGTTCGTAACCCTTCAACATAGGGTGGAGTTATTCCCTGCCGAAACAGGTATTGTATTCCTCACCCTCGCGGCCATAGGAAACCTTTATCGAAACAAAACATCAAGGAAACTATGGACGTAAAAATATCGCAGTAACGGTGCGATTCCGTGTTGAAGAGGTTACGACACCTCGTGAGTGGGAATATAAAACAAACCCCCTGCGAATGCAAGGGGTTTCCCAAAAACCGTAGGCTGCCAACCGAAAGGCCGTCTGAATTTCAGACGGCCTCATCATCATATTTTGTATCCGTTTATTTCTTTCAACTTCTTCTGCGCCGCTTTCGTGACGCATTCGTTGCTCTTAATCACATCCTGCACGCTGTCTTTGCCTTCAGGGAAGCAGGTGGACGTTACCTCGTCTTTCCATCCGGCGAAGTCGCCTTCAAGCTGTTGTTTGATGTCGTCGGGGACTTCCGACCATGCGGCATGCACTTTTTCGATTTCCGCAACGGCAACCGCCGCGCTTTTCTCCATTTGCTCTTTTTGGGCTTTCTGAATCTGCGGCAGCAATTGTTTTTCCAATGCGATCAGTTCGGAAGTGCGCTGGTCGGATTTGTCCGTCCAGCAATCGAGACGGAAAATATCGCGCTCCTGCTGGGTCTGGCCGTTTTCTTTCGCATACAGATTGCAAGTGCTTTCTTTGTCGCGGTTCCAGGCCACCTGCTCGCGCTTCAAGTGTTCGCGCACGCCGGCATCCATTTCCTTCCAAACTTTGTTCAGCCGGATTTCGGCTTCCGCATAGTCTGCCTGCGCCTGTCCGAGTTTGGCTTCTAGGTTTTCCTCCGGTACGTCCCTCGGTGTTTCCGCCGGTTCGGCAACAACGGCGGATGCCTGTTGCTGCACGGCCTCCTGTTTTTCCGTTTTCTTGTCGCGGCCGCTCAAAGTACACGTACCAAGGATGATGGATAAAACAAAGATGCCGCCCACGATTTTCAAGAACGTCCCCCAACAACCGTCGCCGCTGCTCGCGGCTGCGGCTGCGGCGGATGACGACGCGCTGGGCGTGGAGGATTGCTGAATGACGATAGACGGCTGATGCGGTTGCGGCTGATGCTGTGGTTGTTGCGGTGCCTGAGGCTGCTGTTGCTGCGGCTCTGCCTGCCCCTCTTGAGGATTTTTCGGCACTCCGCCTGCGGCATCCGCACCATTGAGGAGTTTTGCCTTCTGTGCGGCAAACTCCTCTTCGGTCAAAATGCCTTTATCCCTCAATTCGCCCAATTTTTCCAATTCTTCAAGGATTGACGGTTTATCCATGCTGTTCTCCGTTAGATGTTCCAATACGCAGGACTGCACATCAAGTGCGGCCCTGCAAAATCCCAACGGATTCTAACATTACCTAACATTTAAATAAACAGATACCCATCGTTCCGATATCCCGCAATTATTTTAAAACTGCCAATATCTCAGGCAGCCGCCAAACCAGCGCAATCAGGCAAATGCCCGAGACAATCTGCCAAAACGTACGCCGCGTTTCTTTCGGATTGACATTCATTGTTTCCATTTCACCACCACTTAATCACACTTAAAAAATAACCCGCCGCCAGCAGGAAGAAAATCAGCCATACGGCGGCGAACCGCCACGTTGAAAGTTTGTCCATTCTCTCAATCACCCTATCAAAAATTGATGTATAATCTTCTACATTCATTAGCTTAGTCTCATTAAGTTAATGCAAAAACCTCGTGATGATTCCACCCATCACGGGGTTTCGCTTTTTAGACGGCCTATTTCAAAACACTGGCCAAAGGTGCGGCCATCAGGGCGAACAAGCCCGCCGCCACCATCAGAATGGCAATGCCGATACACGCCCGCACGAACGGGCTGGCGTAAATTTCCACTTTCATTCCCTCCTTCGGGTGCATTTCCAATTTGGTTTTGCTATACTTCATCCATGTTCTGCCTTTCCGTATCAAAGGTTTCAGAAACAGAAAACCCGCAAAGATTCGCGCCTTTGCGGGTTTTCGCTTTTCAGACGGCCGCTATACCATTGCCGGGACAATCTGAACCATGCGGTCTCGCGCGGCGGCGGATGCGTCGTCCATCGTGCCAGTGATGGTGCTTGCCGACGATTGGACGTGTATGCCGCCGTTGATGGAAACCTGCGTGGTGCGTTGGTTGTTGTTGGTTACGTTTTGGGCGCGTACTGCCTCGCCTTGCTGCATGGATTGCATCCCGCGTTGGGCACCTGCCGCGACGGCCTGCCCTGCCACAAATTGATTGCCTCCTTTCTGATAAGCTTTTTGCAACGAATTGCCCTTGCCGATCCATTTGTCGGCAAACTGTCCGGCCGTCATATCCATACGCCCGCCATTTTTTCGGATGATTTCTTCCGCCCTCTTCCGATTCCCCTTATGGGCGCGTGTCAGTACATCAATAGCCAAAGCATTGGGATTGGCCATCAATGCCGTTCCTCCCCCGATTCCCTGCTGGTGCATTAAATAAAGCTCGCCCGCACTAGGCTCACGTCCGAACCGTTTTTTAAAATAAGCTCGGTTTTCATTCAGCATTTTTGCGCCGGCCGCCGAGTTTTTACGTGCGTCAAAAACGGTGTTGCCATCCAAGCCGTACTTTCCGCGCGTGCCTTTCATAAACTGGAACAAGCCGGAAGCGGATGATCCCGGATTTTTGGCTCTTTCATTAAACGACCCGCCTGTTTCAATATGCGCCATCGCCAGCATAATCGATGGGTCTATACCTGCCTTCTCCGCCTCCTCGGCAATAATCTGTTGGTTATGCCGATTCTTCCCGCTTATTTTGTAGTTCATTGATGATCTTGACGCTTTACTGCCTATCATCTGTTTCGCGGCATTGGTTGCGGACTTAGCCTGTGATTGCAGGCTGCCTTCCGCGTTCGGGTCGTGGCCGGTGGAGGTATCGATCACGCCTGCCGCATGTTCCACCCCCCAGCCGACAACGTCGGTAACGACGTTTCCGGCTTCCTTGACCATCCGCCCCATCCCTTTTTTCATTCCCTCCCAATCGCCGTTCATCATGGCGGTAAAGGTATCGCTCAAAGCTTCGAAATACGGCATCAGGTAGTTTTTGATTTCCAGATAGAGGTTGTGGAATCCTTCTTTCAGGCTTTTGATTGACAAACCATTTTCGTCGATAAAGCCTTTCAGTTTGAGCCAGTCCAGCAGGCCGTTGGCGGCGTCCGCCCATGATGTGTAGCCTGTGAGCAGGTACACAAACGCGCTACCCAGGCTGTCTGTCGAGATTTTCGACGTCTTGATGTAGTTGTCAAAAAATTTCCAGTCCAGCAGGCTTTTCCCGCCTTCCGCCCATGTTTTGTAGTCGTCGTACAGCAGCAGGAAGGCCGCGCCCAGTGCGCCGACGGTAAGGATGAAGGGGGCGAAGGGGGCGATAAAGGCCAGCAGGGAGGCTGCGGCGGCGATAAAGACGGGGACCAATACCGCACCCAGCACAAATGCCAAGCCTTCGAAAACGTGCTTCATGCTGTTTTCGTGCTTCATCAGGTAATCGACAAAACCGCTGACCATTTTGATGATTTTCAGCAGTATGGGGGCGAGTGCGTCGGCCAGCATGGCTTTCAGGCTGTCCCATTGCGCGTTCAAATAGCCCCGCGCCTGCGTCAGTTCGCGGCTGACCTGTATTTCCTTTTCTCCGGAACGGTAAAGGTTGCGCTGCATCTCCAGCATCTTTTCCATTTCGGCACGGCCGAGCATTAAGGTATTGATGGTGCCGTCGTCCAAGCCCATGCTTTTAGCCAGATTGTAGGCCTGCACCCTGTCCATTTTGGCAAAGCGGTCGGCCAAATCCAGCATGACGCTGTCGAGGTCGCGTGCTTTGCCGTCAGCATTAAGCAAGGCCACGCCGAAAGCGTTGAAAAACGGCACCATGGACGTATCGCCCATAGTGGTGAGGCGGGTGATGCCCATACTCAGCCCGGCCAGGCTGCCTTTCATGCCCTCCGCGCTTCCTCCGGCCATTTCCGCCATCCCGCCCCATGCTTGGAGTTGGTTGCGGCTGATGCCGATGTTGCGGGATAGGTTGTCCAGTTCGACATTGGCCTGCGCACCTTCCCGAATCATTTTGTCCAGTGCGTTTGAGCCCATCACCAAGGCGGTGAAGGCGAAAAAGCCCTTGGTCAGCGCGCCGACCGCCTGCGTCAGGTTTTTGGCCTGTTTGGTGCTTTTGGCGGACTGAACGGCCTGCTTTTCCAATCCTTTTGAGGATTTGGCCGCGCTTTTTTCCGCCCTTCCGAATGAGGCGGACATGCGGTCAAGCCTGCTTTCGGCCTCTTTGGCCTGCGTGCCGAATTTGCCCGAATCTATGCCCAGTTCCAAAAACAGGGTGTCAATAACGGTTGCCATGGTATTTCCTTTTTTTCAGACGGCCTTACTGCGGTTGAAGGCATCGGTATTGACGACCTCCAAAAGGTTGAAGGCATCTTCCAGCCCGTACACTGTCTGCAACTCGTGCAGCGTGCAGATGCGGGAAGACACCAGCGCGCCTATGGTTTGGGTCAGATTCAGGTAGTCTAGGCTGCCGCCCCTTCCTCTTCCGACCCCGTAGTCTTGCCAAAGGCGTGTTGCAAAAAATCGGTATGCAATGCAAACACCTCCTTCCGCAACCGCCACAGGGTGGTAAAGTCTTCCACATCGTTGAAATCCATATTCAACGGGCGCGGTTGGCCGCCTTCGGGGATGATTTGCACGCAGTCCAGCAGTTCGTTCAGCAGCGGGATGGCATCATCTGCCTTCAGACGGCCTAATGCGTCCAAAGCCACGCCGGCCATGCCCATCATGCCTTGCTGCGGGCTCAGTCCGCCCAAGTCTACGCCGCCGTTGGCCAACGCGATCAGGGCGCGCATCGCCCAGTTGTCGGCATGGGCGGCGGACATTTCGGTAATCAGGAACACGCGGCCTTTATCCCGCCCGTGCTCAATCGTGATTTGCTTGGTTTTCAACGCCATTTCAGATTTCCTCCGGTTTCACTACGATGCGGAATGAGTAGGTTACAGATTCCAGCGTTTTCTTGGCCGTCGTGCCGCCCGGGACTTCCACCAAGAAACCGGTGGCGGAGTAGCGTTTTTTGACGGCGGAAATCTCAACCGAAAATTCCACCATGCGCGTTTCCTGACGTTGCAGGATGTCGTTGGTGAATTGGTCGAAGTAGTCGCGCGATTTGCTGGTGGGCGCAAGCTGGATGTTGAAGTCCACTTCGTATGGCGTGAAGCCGCCGGACTGTTTGCCGTCCACGCCCATCATGGTTTCGCCGATTTTGCCTTGGCCGAAGTCGAAGGCGTTGTCGGCGGCGTAGCCTTCAATCTGTACGAAGTTGTCGTTAAAGCCTTTCACGCGCATCAGCAGGATGCTGTTGGCGGCGGTCAGGGTGCGGTCTGATACGGTTTGCATATATTTTCCTTTGCAAAGAGGCCGCCTGAATAATCAGGCAGCCTGCACGGGTTTACTGAACGTTGATTGAGCCGAGGTTGATGTTGTGCACGCTGCCGCCGTCGGTATACCACAGCTTCATCGGCATGGATTGGCGGTTGCCGCGTGTCTGCGCCGAAGCGTTCTGAATCAGCAGGAAGTAGCCCGTGCTTTCAATCTTCGCGGCGGCATCGACGCGCGCTTCGTTGTTGATCAGGGCGCGTTGCTGTTCGCTCAACGGTACGCCCGGCTGGATGCTGCCGAAGTTCAAGGCCTCGTTAATCGGGTCTTGGCAGGCGGCGCGTTGCAGAGCAATACCGACGGCGTTGTACGGCACGGCCTTGGCCGAGGTGAGCAGGGTCATCAGGGCAAGCTGCAACTGGCTGTTGAGGCGGATTTGGTTCACATAGGCATCAATCCATTTCCATTTGCCGGGCATTTGGCCGGGATAAAGGAAGGTAAAGCGGTCGTTTGCGGTTGCCCATGCGCCGTAGTAGTTGTAGCCGTTCTCTTTCAGGTTGTCGGCATCGGCGGCATTGTCCACGTCCACGCTCAAGCCGGATTGGTTTTTGAACGCCAGCGTGATGCGGCCTTGTGTTTCGGTGAAATCAATGGAGGCAATCGCGCCGCACAGGAAAGCAGCCTTGTCCAGCCCGCCGTAAATCGGGGCGGTGCCGTCGTAAGCGGCAGCTTTCAGTTGCGCCCCAAAACAGGTTGTATTGCCGGTTTGCAACGCGGCGGCTTCTTTGCCCCATGCGGCGTAAAGGAAGCGGTTGTTCTGCGCGTTGCTCCATTTGGCCAAGGCCAGTTTGTCGGCTAGTTCAGGCTCAAACACAGTGGTAAAGGTGGCAAAATTCAAAGTGGACTGAATCACGCCCTCCATCACGGTTTCCGCGCTGTCGCCGTCGTTGCCTTTGGAAATCACCGCGCCTTTGGCTTCGGTCAGATTCAGGGCTTCGGCCAGCGTGCCGGTGGCAAAGCTGATTTCGGAAGCTCGGCCTTGGGTGGCGGAAACGATTTCAAACGCCTGCAACTGCTCGTCAAACTGCACGGCGGCACTGATGGCTGTACCGATTTTTTCAGCGGCATCGGAAAAGCTGGTAGCGGCGGAAAGGTTGATGTTGTCGCCGCTCTTGTCGCTGCCGTCGATGTTCACTTTCAGATTGCCCGAAAGTTTTTTCAGGGCGGCAAGGCTCATGCTTTTCACACTTGCGCCGCGCAGATAGGCGGCTTCTTTGCCGACGTTGTAGGGGTAGAAATACAGCGTGCCGGGCTTGATATGCGAATTGTCGAAGCCTTTAAAGTACACTTGCGCGGCTTTAAACTCTTCGCTGGCCAAGCCGAAAAACTCGCCGACTGCCGAAGCATCGGGGAACGCGGTATGCCGACCGGTGGGCAGGTTGTCGTTTTTACTCAAAAAGACGGCGTTCATCGACAGGGGAGAACCGCCGGAACTGAGTACGGCGGGGTTTACGCTGACAATTTTATTTGCCGGAATAGATTGGAACATGGATATATCCTTTACGGTTGGATCAGGGTTAAATCAAAAGCGTTGACAAACTGTTGCGGGTGTTCTGCCTGTGGCGCGTAGGCCAGATGAACGGTGGTCATCCATCGTTCTTCATATTCGCTCTCTTCGTTGGTGAGCGGCATGAAGCGTGCTGGGTCGGCATATAGCGGCTGGCAGGATTTCAGCCGTTCGCAGGCGTAGAAATCGCGCCACAGCAAAACGGTTTTCTGCGCCATCTGCCCCGCCTCTTCGCCGTAGAAGTCAAGCTGCATCTGTATTTCTGATTGGCTCGATACGGCAGCGGTTTCATCCGCCACAGCGTAATCGTGTTCGTTCGTGGCGGCGGCGGTTTCGTTCAGAATGTTCATCACCACAAACGGCGGCTTGGGCAACGGTACGTTGTTGCTGTATCCGCGCACCACTTCGCACGAAAAAAGCCCGAGCAGCATTGCCCGGACTTCGGTGTAAATATCGTCTAATGTTGCCGCCATAACAGCACCTTGCACCAATCCGGCCAGCTTTCCACCACCTGCTTCACCAGCCATTCTGTTGTTTCGGTTTCGCCATAGGCTGCGAATACCAGCTTGTCTGCGCCTTTACCATCCTGCCGCCGCAGTCCGTGAAATTGGCCGGTTACATAGGCATAAAGCAACGTTCCTTGCTGCGCCAATCCTTCAAACAAGGATAAATCCTGCGTGCTGAGGGTTTGGGTCTGCACGGTTACGGGATGCTCGCTGTAGCCTGATTTCCGTTTTCCCGTGGCATCGGTGGCGTAGCCGCTATTGAGTTTCAGCACGGCGGGCAGGTTGGGATTGACGGATGTAATCGCGCCGTTGGCGATGGCTCTCAAGTTCATTCGTCCGTTACCTCGTAATTGATTGAATCGCGCATGGTTGCCGACCATCGCAGCGGCTTGTCGTGGTTGCTGACAACGGTCTTGCCTTGTTGCACATCCCGAACGGCTTTGTAATACGCTGCGGCGGTTACGCGCGCAGGGCTGGTTGGGAAGCGGTATTTCAGCAGTTTGGTTACTTCGGAGTTGGGCGCAAAATTGCCGTTAGTAATGGTTTCTTTTATATCTCCAACCGCAATTTCACCCAACTCCGAAAGAGACTGCCGCACATCGCCGCCATTAGCCTGCATGAACTTTCCGGCCAGTCTTGCCCATTCTGTTTTTCTTTCTGCAATAGTATTGCGGAAGAAAGGCCGCGCTGGGGTTCTTGCCGTGCCGTATTCGTTCCAAAAGGCCACTTGCGCCACGCTTTCGCCGTCCGAGCCGTCGTAGTTTGCCTGCTCGATGATGCCGACGCGCACCTTGGCCGTTGTTGCCTGCGCGGCCAGTTCGGCCAGCCGCTGCCGGAATTTATCGCCGCCGCGCATAACAGCCTCCCAATACATAGCGGAAACGGCGGTATTTGGCGGTAAGCTGCCAGTAGGTTGCACCGTAAGGCGTTTGCAGATACCAAGCGGCATTACTGCCCACCGCGCCCATATCCGCGCTCACGGACACGCTGCCTTCGGTGGCCGAAGCAATGCGCCCCACCAATCCGCCCTGTGCGGCACGTTCAGCCAGCGCGGCGAAATGGCGCACCAGCAGGAACAGCAGCATTTCGCGCTCTTCCAGCTTTTCCACGATGCTGTGGTCGGTGTTGTCCAGCAGGCTTTCGGCCTGCGTGAACCACATTTCAAGCTGCGCGTCCATGGCCTGCACTTCGGGATAGGCTGCCTGAAACCGTGCTTTATCGAAGACGACGGCAGGCATGGTTAGTCCTCCTTGGCGGTGCTTACGCCATTAGCCTTGTCATCCGGCTTGATGGCTTCCAACTTGGTTTCATTGTCGGTCTTTTCCCGAGCTTCCGCCTTGGTGTTCTTTGCATCTTCGTGGGCAAAAACGAAGCCGTTTTTCACCATGTCACGGTCTTGGTGCGCTTCCATCCAGGCATTGAACAGGTCGGCATCCACATCGTAAGTGATGCCGTGCCCGCCGATGATGTTGGAAGCGTTCGCGCCATTCAGTTCCACCGACTGACCGCCCACTTCGATAATCAGTCCGTTGGGCAGTTTGCAGCCAACAATTAAGGTTCTTTGTTTTGCCATTTGATTTTCCTTTGAAATTGAGAAAAGGCCACCTGAAACAGGCGGCCTTGTTTTTTAAGCAGCCTGCACTTAGCTAACCGTCATGGAAGCAATGCAGAATGGGCGATAGATAATCGCGCCCCATGTACCCTGCGATTTCTTCTGTTTGATGCTGGAGGCTTCCAAAACCATGTTGTGCGCACGCAGTTTTTCGGTGAAACCGCATTCCAACGTGCGCTGGCCGTCCAACTCTTCCACAATCAACTGCACCATTTCGCCCGATGCGGCGGAGTATTCCGGCACGGTTTCGATGCGCAGGTTGGGGAAGTTCTTTTTCAGCTGGTCGGTAACATTGACGTTGTACTGGTTGGTTTTGGTCAGTTCAACACTGGCCGTCGGGCTGCACACCAACAGGAGCGGCGTGTTCATATCAATCAGGCCGCCGGTTTGCTGCAACAGTTTTTGGAACAGCTTACGGATGGATTCGTACACCTGCTCGCCGGTGGCGGTTGCCCATGTTTGGGCGGCAGCGGTAGCGGCCGGCAGGCTCGGATCGTTGAGGATGCCGTAGTTCTGCAAACCTTTGATACCGAACAAATAGGATTTGTTCTGGAAGCGGTTCAAGGCGTTCACGCTGGCCTGATTGACGCGGTTTACATAGTCAATCTTGGCTTCGCCCGCGCGTGCCACTTCGCGCTCACCCCAGCGGGTGAACACTTGGTAATGGTAGCTTTGGCGTTGCGGGAAATTGACGTTGGCACCGCTCACACCGTTGTTGTTGTAGTCGCCGTAGCTGGAGACTTCGCCGGTAGGCTCTACCAGCATGAACATGGCGGTTTCGGTCGTCCAGTCGCCTTTTTTCACTTCGCCGAAGATTTCGGCGGCCTTCATCGGCTGCAGGGCGACTTCAATCAGCTTCGGATCGACATAGGTCAGCATCCATGCGGGAATGCCGCTGTTGCCTGTTGTGGTCAGTGCGGGCTGCGCGTCCATCGCCAAAGCAGCCTGCACCTGTTCGTTCATCAGCTTTTTGCCGCCGCCCATAAAGACGATGCCGGCATCGCGTTCGAGTTGTTGTAAGGTATTCATTTAATCGTTACTCCCATGTGGTGATTTTGGCCAGTTCGCCCGCTGCGGTTTTGGAAGCCACTTTGAAGCGGGTCAGGGTGTGGCCGGTTTCGGTGGCGGCGGCAGATGCTTTCAGTGTACCGTCGGTGTCTTTGGCAAACACGTTCTGGCCGATTTCGGCACCGGCGGGGAAATGCGCCCAGAAGTCGCCCGCCACGGCTAACGTGATGATTTGACCGGGCAGGATTTGGTTGCCGTGCTCCGCCAGATAGGCAGTGATGCTGGCCTGCTGTTCGCGGTGGACAAAGCCGATGCGTGCGCCGGCAGTTTTCTTGTTGGACACTTTGCCCTCGGCATCCGCCCAGGCAAACACGCCGACGGTTACGCCGTCCGTGCCGCTGACGAGTGCGCCTTCGCCCGCCAGCATGGAAGCGTTCGGGTTGTGGGCGGCAAAATCCCCCGCAACGGCGGGGGCTTGGTAAGGTTGGACTGCTTTTTGGAATGACATGGTTTAAGCCTTTCTGATTCGTGATAAACCGGGGAACTGTTCGGCGGTTTTAGCCGCATCTTGCGCCATCGGCTGTTTGGGTTTGCCCAACATGCCGACCATGGCGCGGTAGGCGGAGGGATGTACGCCGGTTACATCAATGCCGCTCTGTTCGAGCGCGAACTTGTACACGTCCGCCGCATTGTCCATCGCCACATCACCGACAATATGCGCCACTTCGCGTTGTGCCGTTGCCAATGCTTGCGAACGTTTCCGCTCGGCTTCTACGGCGCGTTTGATGGCCGCATCCATCGCCATTTTGGAAATGGCGGCATCTTGCGCGGGTTTGGGTGCGCCGCCTTCGGGTTCTTCCGGCTCTTCGTCTTCGGCGGGCTCTTCCGGCTCGGCGGGGGTGGGGTTATTTTCGCCGTCCTCTGGCTCGTCTTCATCCGTGCCGACATTCTCGACGTTTTCGGGCGGCAAATCTTCGCCGTCATCTTCCGCCGTCTGCACTTCATTGGTGAGCGAGCCGATAACCTGCAACAGTTCATCGGGGCTCAATTCGGCATCCTGCGCCAACAGGGGCTGCACGGCTGCCTGAATACGCGCTTTCGCGCCTGCTTTCAGTTTCATGATTTTCCTTTCGTAAAATGGGTCTGCATCGCTTACTACAACATCACGCCCCGCCCGACCCACATCGACAAGGGCTACATGGTTTCCGACAATATCGCGCATCACACCGTCGTAATGCCGGCCTTCAAATTCGCCTGCGGTCATGTCGGCGGTGTAATGGTACGCGCTGGATAGCTCCACCTGCTCGCCGCTCTCAATACCGGCAATCGCTTCCGCATCCCACACGGCCAGCGAACATTTCAGGTAGCCGTCTTCGAACACGGTATCGCTGCCGGTCGTGCCTGCAATCACTTCTTTCTGCGGCTCATCGGCAGAAACGGGGATGTGCTTGCTCAACAATGGCAGGTTGTTGAACGTCGGCGCGGCCTTTTCCAACTCTTCAGGGTCTCGCAGCAGGTAGTAAACCTTTTTCGGGTCAAGCCCCAGTTGTTGGTAATTGGGGATTTCGCTTCCATAGTAGGGGTTTACCGTGGCCTTGCTGATGTTGGAGCTTTCAACGTGCAGCCTGCCGTCTTGGTCGTAGGAGCGCAGGGAGCGGTCTTGGGCGATGGATAGACGGCCTTCATCATAGGTTCCTATTACATCGCGCCCGTTTTGGTCGGTTATCTTCATAATGCGTATATAGCCTACTGTTTCGGGTGCTTGTCCGTCTTCGGCAAAGGGAGTATGATTATCTACGTAGGGAACAAAACCCGCCGCTTGGCCGCTGTCTTTTGCGGTTTCAATGCTTGCAGGCGCGTTTCCTACTTTTTCTTTGCCTGCCAAACGCTGGTTATAGGCAATCATCTCATCTACCGCTTCCAATTCTCCGTTGGGCAACTCTCCCCCTGCGGCTTCCAATAACACCCGATAACCGTCAATCTCCACTTGTTTTTGATATTTGTGGAAAGCAACGAAATTATCTTTTCTTTCATGTGCAAGCTCTTCCCTACCGATAAACCTACCCGTCTGAAACACATCGGCAACAAATGTAACTGCCTGTGCGTGCAACTTTGAACGGCTGGCATTAAAGCTAAGATGGTCTGTGCTGTCGTTACGGTTGAAAGTTACTTTTTTGCCGTCTGATGTGGGGACTGTTTTGCCTTGTAGATTTTCGGACAGCCATTGTTTGGCTGCGCGGCGCAAATCGCCCCGTGTCGGATTTTCAGGCAGGTTTAATCTGCCGTTTTCAGACGGCCTACCGCTGCCGAATTGCCCGTTCTCCGCCCTTGGATGTTTGGATTCATCCCACTCGGCATCCATCGCCAACATTCGGCGGGCTTTGCTCAAAATGGCTCTCTGTTGCGTATTCATGTGTTGAATCCTTTAATCACGGCGCGGCTGGTGCATCTGCAATTTGGCTCGGTTCCGGGCTGCACCCATTTGCCGTCCAGATACATGCCTTTGTTCACGTTAAACCGTTTGCCGTTGGCGGCAACATGGCTTGGGCGCGGTTCTTTGCCTGCGTGGGAGTGCATCCATATAGCTTCCGTGATGCCCAATTCCTGCCGCCGTGCCTTTTCAATGGCCGCCTTGGCTTTGTTGGTCTGGTCTCGCGCGATAAAGGCGGCGCGGCGTTCACTGATGCCGTAATCCTTGCGCAGTTCGCGGGTCAGTTGCGCCATGTCGTAGCCTGCATTCACGCTGCGCCATACGCTTTCTTCCACGCGGTTTAGGTATTGCTGGCCGATGGAGCGGATAAGCGAGACGTTGCCGCCCAATACGGCCTGCAAGGCGGTTTGCTGCTGCGCTGTGGCACGGAACCGGACGGTAAAGCCTGCCTCCCGCAAGGCCGTCTGAAAGGCTCTCTCTGTGTGGCTTGTGCTTTGATTGGCAAATACCTCGGCGATTTGCGGGGCGAGCTTGTCCAACCGCGCCAGCCAATAACGCAACAGGGCGGATAAAGCAGCCTGTAAGCCGTCCGTCAGGCCGTCTTGGGCAATGCCTTTCGGGTAGTGCCGTTCAAGCAAGCCCTGCACGTCGGCGCGCATTTCACGCAACAGCTTTTTCAGGCTTTTGCGGTAGGCGGCCTCTACGCCGAGGTTGGGCTGTATCGGTTTCAGGATGATGTCTTTATCGGATGGGGCGGATAACTTCATGGCTTGCTTTCGTCCCATTCGGCATCTTGGGCAGGTTCAGGCTTTGGGGCGGCGGCGCCTCCGCCTTCTTCCCCTTCGCCGTCGTTCAGGCCGTCTGAAAAGCCGTCATCGGGCATTTCAGGCACATCTTCCACGTCAATGCCGTTGTAGCCGCTGTCCGGCTCGCTCGCCAACCGTCCGCGTACTTCCTCTGCCGACACCACGCCGGCCTGAATGTAGGCCACATCGCGGTCGGTGTCGGATTTGCGGATGGTGGAAAGCTCGGTTTCGCTCATCTGCTGCAAAGGCACAAAATCGAAAGTGATGTTGTCGTTCACTTTGCCAAATAGGTGCAGTTGCACCAGCTTGAGCAGCTTGTCCAACGGGTCGCGCAGCAGGTTTTCCTGCATGGCACGGATGTGGTCGTAGTAAACGGCAATCTCGCCCTCCGTGCTGGCATTCAGGCCGCTGGGCGTGATGCCGAGCAGCTTCACCAGCGGCGTATGGCTGGGCGCAGCCATCTGCTCTTGAGATTGAGCAAGCAACGCATCCAAGCCGGACAGCGGGGTATTGAACTGGAAGAACTCTTCTTCGTCTTTGCTCAACAGCATCAGGCCGCGATTGTCGCGCAAACGGTTGTACAGTTCGGCACGCAGCATGATGTTGGTGTCGCCGTCGTCGCTGCCGCTCAGTATCGCACTCATGTCGGTTTTGATGCCGGACAAGGAGAAGCTGTGCAGCAGGTCGCTGACGGAATCCACGGTACGCAGCCAGCGTTCCACATAGGGCATCATGAGCTGGGTCATGCTCACGCCGCCGAAGTTGTAGGCGGGTTTGAGCATATCCGGCACGGGGCGGGAAATCAGGGTGAACAGTCGGCTGGCATGGATTTCCTGCGCCATGACATACCATGCCTTCGGCTTGTAGAAGTCGGGCAATGTCGGATCAATGGCGTTGTACGGCGCGGGGGTCGTCCACATCGGTTCGATATTCACCAAGGCTTTCAGGCTGCCTTTGGCAATGGTTTTCTCGGTCAGCAGCAGCGGATTGGCCAATTTGCCGTCGTGGTCTTTGATTTGCACCAATATCTGGCCGCGTCCGAACAAGCCGTCTGTTTCAATGGCCTTGCGGAACACATCGCGCACGTTCAGCCGCTCGTAGCATTCCTCAATCTGCTTGATGGCCTCGCTGTTGTCTTCTTCGCCCACGGATTTGATTTCTATCCATTGGCGGGTCATTTCGTTGGCAGTGGTTTCGCTCACGCTGCGGTATTCGGAAATCTGCGCCAATTCGGCCAAGCGCGGATAGCCGATAAAGCCGGTGCCGAAAAAACAATCAGCCCCGAAGTTTCCTAAGGGGCTGCTGTCCATTGCCAGGCCGTTGGGCTTCACACCATCCGGCAGGGTTGGGAAATCCAAGCTGTATGATGCAGGCTGCTTTTCAGGCAGCCTTTGCAGGGCGCGGCGCATGGCTTTGTCTGTGTGTTTTTTCTTTTTGCTCATAGTCCGCTCAATATCTTGGGGTTGATGTTCAGCCCACCCTGTACGGGGGCGAAGGCCATGACCAGCGCATCCGCCCGGTTCGGACTGGGGATACCGCGCTTTTTCATGTCTTTCTTACTCTCCGCCTTCACGCGCCCGTTTTGGTCGTAATCCACTTGCGGACGGCTCAGTTCGGCAGTCAGGTATTCCAATTCGTGCAGGCTGCTTGAAAGGCTGATAAGTTGGTCTTCAGGATAACTGTCCCCGTGATGCACGGCACGCCACGTCTTGTAGAAGCGGTCGCGCACCATCCACCATGCCTGCGCCTTGATGTTGGCGAACATGTCGCGGTTTTTCTTGTCGTCGGTGTACTTGGCATCAGGCTTGTACACTGCGCCGCCGGCATTGAAGCCGAGCGTCTGCACCTTGCCGTTCTTGCGCCGGAACTGCGCCTTCACACCAGCGCCTACGCCGATGTTGTCGTACACGATGCGGTCAATATTCTGCTCTTGGGCGTACAGGTAAACCTTATCAGCGGAGTAAATCACATCCTGCCCGCGCCATTGCTGCATGTCGGTTACGACCGAGCCGTGCCGCAATATGGTGGCGTTGGCATCATCGCCTTCATCGGCCACGTCAAACCCAAGAATGCGCCGGCCTGCGGCTGAAAAGCCAAGTTTTTCATGCGCATCAATGGCGGCTTCAATCCAGCTTGGCTTGATAATCGCCAGTTCGCTATCGGCTACCGGCTCACCCAGCCAAATATGACGGTAAAGGTCATAATCACGCGCCTTGCATGACTCAGCCTCTAAACGTAGCACATCAGGCAAATAGATGTTGTCCGTGTAGTTCACGACAATATCGGCTATATCATCAGGTGGATTGACTACAAACCGCTGATAGGTAGGGTCTAGGATATTCTTCGGATTCCATGTAAGCCAAATCTCCGACCCATCTTTACGGATAGTCGGTATTAGGATATTCCAGCTTTCATCGGAAACATTTTCCGCCTCTTCAACCCAGCATATATCAATCGCTTCAATGGATTTGATTTTTGTCGGGTTATTCTTAATGCCGTAAAAGAGAAATTCCGAACCTGTCGATAGATGGATAATGCGGTTACGCTGTACTTCATATTCCTGCGTATAACCTGCCCTATCTATTGTATCTGACAGCAAAGAGATTACGGAATCACTGATACTGTTTTGAAGCTCACGGGCGCACATGATACGAAATCGACCTTTGCAGGCAAGCTCAACCAAAACAGTAGCAACCGCCCACGATTTCATACCACCACGTCCGCCGCGCAAACTCTTGTATCGGTGCTTTTGGATTAGTGGTCTGAATTTAGGGTGTAGCTTATTCTTCATCGCTCAAGAACAAATCGGAAAGTTTCACATCGGCATGAACTGAAATACTTCCAGAAACTTCATTATCAACCTTATCGCGCCATTTTGAGCGCTGTCGGTTTTTAAGCCAGAAAATAGCAGCAGGCGTATCTGGCGGGTAATACTTAGTTAATGATGTTTCGATAATCTCACCCTCTACTACGCGAATATCAACATCAGGGGCTTCGTACCCCATGGCGCGGCGATACAACCGTTCAGCGATATTCGCATCTGCAAGAATCTTCCCTTTTTTTATGGACTCGCAAAATTCAGGGAAATCATTTTTCCAGCGGTTTATCGTGGCTACATTAACATCGAAAAAATTAGCTATTTCTTCGTCTGTTGCTCCAAGCAAGCATAATTTATAAGTTTGTTCAGCATATTCATGCTTGTATTTTGTCGGACGCCCGATGGGGCGTTTCTTATCGCTCATATCGAACCTCCAAAAAAATCCCCGCACCAATCAGGCGCGGGGCTAGAACCACAACATTAGGAAACTGAGGCGCGACCCTCTGGCGATTGGGAGCGTCCGCAATCCTCTCCCCTCAACGTGAAACCACGCCCCTACAGCCTTTGCAGAACACCTTCAAACGGCAAACGCCCACAGAAACCTGAAACCGGCCGGAGAACCCTCCAACCCAAAATTTCAGACGGCCTGAAAACGCAAAAACCGCCCAACAAAGGCGGTTCATATAGCTATTTCCAAACTATATCACAATTATACCTAAAACCTCCGCTTTGTCAATAATGCGGCACAATTCAAACTCATCCTGTAATTTCAATATAGCCGTTGTCTCTAATTCTGCTACCACCCTCTTTATTTTTTCACGCTGCCGGTACAAATAACCATTTGATATATCGTATTTATCCATAATAACGGTTTTTTTAGGAAGCCCCGTAAACAAGTTGGATAATATGTTGTCGCACAACAGCAAATTAACCCCTACATTTTGCTCTTCAATATACGCCGTAATATCCACAATACCACTCATGTTTTCGCTATATTTGCATTCAATCACAGCCAACTCGTAACGGTTTAACACGCGCTCTATACGGCTGATAATCATTGCAGCATTTGCATGAGTTTCGGCTTGCGTCAATTCTCCACCGCCACCCATCACCCCCTTACTTTCACACCACGCACACACCTTGGCCGTATTATTCAGCGGCTCCATGCGTACACTATGGATTTTATAAACTTCGCGTAATACTTGTTCAACATTCCTATACATTCACAGCCCCGCTCATGTTTTAACCAACCCTTTTTCATGCAACAAAACCAAAGTTCTCATTACGCCTTCCGCAAAGGCTTTTCCGCGTAATAAAGCTCAATAATCTTTTCTGCAGCCCCGTCCACAACAGCTTCGGCGTTCTCAAGGCCGCCCAATAACGACAATGGCAACTTCCCTGATTGGCGGATGAAGTAAGCAATCAACCATCGTTCTTCGCAACCGGAAAAATCCAAACGCTCCAACATATTTTTCAGCGTTCGCTCGGGCATCTTCCTCCCACCTAAAATCATGGAGAAAAATTTATACTCGACGTCAATCCGGGCTGTGATTTCGGTTCTGCTCATCCCCCAATCGGCTTGTTTGAGTTTGATTAGCTCTTTTAGCGTCATAATTCCCCCTTTCATTCAAAACTCCCAAATAATGCCAAATTCCTGCGCCGCCCATGCTTGGATGCGGTTTTGATAATCGGTCATCTCGCCGGTATTAAGGGTTGTGGTCGAAATGCCGATTTGCGAACCGTCCGGCAACTCTTCGCTGCCGATGAATTGGCGTTTGCAGTATTCATGCCACGCATCCTGACTGAACCGTTTGCCGGATACCCATGCCTGCTCGGCCAAAGTCTGATAAATCTTCCACAGGCGGCGGTTTTGTTCGGTGCTGCGCTTCGATTTGTACGGTCGGATGCTGATTTCCAAATCGGGGCTTTCTTTCAGCCAGCCTTGCAGGTTATTCCAGATAGTCGTCATCAGCGGGCGCATATTTTGGATTTGCAGACGGTAGGTTACGGATTGCATCATTCAACCTCCCTCGCCTTCCTGCGGTATTCCGCCGCTAGTTCGCGCAAATCCTGCTTACCGTAATGCTTTTCCGACTGATCGGCTTCGATGCGCTCCACTTCGGCCAGCCCGACACGCCCAATCAAACCTTGGCGATACGCCACCACATTGCCCGACAAATGGCAATTGCAGTGTTTGCATTGCCCGTGCACATTACCCTCGTCAAAACGCAAATGCGGCGAACTGCCCACACTGCGGTAATGCCCCGCGTCGTAGCTGTTCGGCTCGCCGCCCAACGGCTTGCCGCAACTGATGCAAGGCTTGCCCCTGTCCCTCAGCCTGATATAGCGGTTAAACGCCGCCTGCGCCTTTTTCGTCAGTTCCGGTATCGTTTCCAACTTGTGCCGCATCGCCGCCGCCTTCGCCCGCTCCTTGCGCTTGGCTGCCTGCTCCGCCTTAATGGCCGCCTTGAGAAACTGCGCGCGCCGATATTCAATCCCGCAGGCCGGGGAGCAGACAAACTGCAACGGCCTCTGCTTTTCAAACACCGTGCCGCATACTTTGCATTTACGCTTAGCCATTCCGCCTCTTCCTTATCTCTTCTACCGCAATCACAACCAACCCCAACACCAGCCCGACAACCGCCGCGCCCGTCAGCCAAATCAAACCCACTATTCCTGTCATTTTTTCCTCTCAAACCATTCAATCCGTTTTGCCACCGTCGGGCAGGTCAGGAAGCCTGTCATCCCCTTAGCCGCCGCATCGCGGAAATCGGCATGGGCGCAGTGCAGGCAGGTTTTACGCACGATGACTCTCCCAGTCGAAGCTCAAAATCTCGCCGCCGTCCTCCTTCACACGGTCGGCAATACGCCTGCCGACTGCCTGCACAAAGCCTGCCGCATCCAAATTTGAAATTAAAACCGTGGGCTTCAGGTTCTGATACCGCTCGTTGAACACATCGAACAGAGCCTTGCTTTCCGCGTCCGTGCCCGTCTGCACCCCCACTTCGTCGATAATCAACAGGTCATAACCGGCGAAATCCGCGATAACCTGCGATTCCGTAACGTCGTTGGAAAAACTCTTGGCCTCGCGGACAATACGGTTCAATTCCGAAACCGTCGTAAACCTTGCCGTCTTGCCCAAGTTTTTCAGCAGATGATTGCCGATTGCACAGGCCAAATGCGTCTTGCCCGTCCCGGCATTGCCCAGCAAAGCCAAACACCGTCCGGAATGTTTGCCGTCGTTGAACTCAATCGCATACGCCTTGATGCGGTCGGCAACATACCGCTGCCCCTCGTTACCTTCCAAAACCTCGTAGCCCTTCACCGTCTTGCCGACGAAACGGGGCGGGATTTTCGAAGCACCGATACGGCGTTCAATCTGCGCATTCACCCATTTCCGGCGCTCGGCCTCACGTTCCGCTTCGGCCTGCCTTTCGCGTTCCGCCTCTTCCTCCTCGCGGCATTTGGGACAACCCCGGACAAAATGCTTGAAAACCTGCTCGGTGTAATCAATCCCATGTTTTTCACAACGCTTTTCCGTTTCGGAAATCGGCGTGAACCAATGACTGCCTTTCAGAATTTCGCCAACTGTCGCCATGTCAGAGCACATCCTTTGCCAAGTAAGCCCCGCCCTTCATCGGCGCGGGAATGTCGTTGATACGGTTCGGCTTTGCAGCCTGCGCGGCACTGCCGAAGGTTTTGTTTTGCAGCCATTCGGCACGGAAACTGCCCCAGCCGTTACCGATGGCGTACAACACCGCATCCCATGCGGTCATCCCGCATTTTTCCGCCTCCCCTGCAATCAGGCGCATTGCCGTTTCCGTCAGCGGCTGCCGTTTCGCCTTGCGGATTTGCAAAAAGTCCTCCGCCTCCTGCCCCGTGATACCGTGGGTCGCAAGCAACGCAAGCTCGGTTTCGTGCCTGGTCGGTTTGGCGGGTTTCGGTTTTGCCGCCTCCGCACGTTTCCCCGTTTCTGCATGGTCGGCAGGAGCGTGCGCGGCACGCGCATTTAATCCTGACGGTTCTATTGACGGTTCTACTGACGGTTCTTCATATAACGAACCCCCGAAATCTGAAGGTTCATGGCTCAAAATCTGAGGGTTCTTAGACCCAAAATCTGAAGGTTCAAAATCTGAAGGTTCAAAATCTGAAGGTTCAAAATCTGAAGGTTCAAAATCTGAAGGTTCTTCCCGCATTTTTGCCCTCCGTTCAGCCTTCCGCTTTGCCGCCTCCGCATAACATTTTTCCAACAGGGCGACATTGATGCGGTAAATATCGGACTGCCTCTCCCGCCCCCTCTGCCGTCGGGCGGACTTAATGAAATTGTTTTCCTTCAGCCACTTGATATGCTGCTGTACGGCGGTTTCGCCGAAGCCCGTATCTTCCGCCACCGTTTCTTGCGACGGATAACACAAGCCCTCATCGTTGGCGCAGTCGCACAACTTCACCAAAACAAAACGCTGCCCCCTCGGAATACCTGTTTTAAAAGCCATTCCCATCAGTCTCGCGCTCATACCCCCGCCCCTCCGAATAATTTCCGCTTGCATTGCGTCTGTTTATCGTTCATAATGAAACTTCCTTTTTTAAATCAAATTCCATCACCCCGCGTCCAAACGCGGGGCTTTTTTTGGCCGGCACATTCACGCCCCGTCCCGCTTGGCAAAGCGCACCAAATCCAAAAAATCCGCGCACAACTCAAGCGCATGCCCCAGCTCGTCCGTAAATCCGTAGCGTTCGAAATGGGCTATAATTTCCGCCTCATCCATCTGCCCGAAAGGCACGGCAAATGCACCATCATCCTGTCTTGTCATCAAACCTATCCTCCGTTGCTTACGAAAACGGCATCTTGGAAATCCGTTTTAAAAACGGCAGCCTTTACCGTTACGAAGGCGTACCGCAAACCGTCTATTACGAATTGCTGCATGCCCCGTCCAAAGGCCGATACCTGCATAGCCAAATAAAACCCTTCTACCCATACCGCCGTATTTGGTAGCCCGCCTTGTCCTTCTTCGACAAGGCTTTGTTTTTCTTTCGTTTCATTTCAACACTCCAATATTCTGTTGATGAATTTTTCTCAACTTATCGACAATTTGGTAACGTGGATTTTTTCTTTCACCGTTTGCCAGTTTGTTGATAAATTCAGGCGAACATCCAACATGTTTTGCAATTTCATGCCCACTCATCGTTTTTTTCAGGTCATGAATAATTTCCTGCGGTGTTTTTAAAATACTCATTTATTGCCTCTAAATTGATTTTGCTCAATTATAAGTACTTTTGTACTATTAAATCAAGCACCAAAGTACTATTTTAAATAAGTACAATAGTACCGACCAGATAGGAGCTTGAAATGGAAGAATTAAAAGAATTTAAAGACCGCCTGAGAAAAGCGAGAATTGAGAAAAATATAAGTCAAGTTGAATTAGGGAGACTGACAGGCGAATCTCAATCGAAAATTGCCGCCTTGGAGTCAGGAAGAAACAAAAAGCCGACAAATACCGTCCAATTAGCCGAAATATTAGGCGTTTCAGCCTATTGGCTGGAAACAGGCAAAGGGGAAATGCACCCTTCCCCCGCCCAAAACGAAATTAAAGACATCCACCGCCCCATGCTGTGGAGCAGCAACGACCCGCTGCCCGAAGACGATTACACCTTTGCGCCATACATGAAGGAGCAGGCATTTTGCGGCGGTCCGGGCGCGTTTGAAATCCCCGACTACAACGGCTTTCGCCTGCCGTTCGGCAGGGCAACCCTGCGGCGCAAAAGCATCAACCCCGACAACGTGTTTTGCTGCACCCTCACCGGCGACAGCATGGAGGAGCGCATAGCCGAAGATGCCGCCATAGCCGTAGATGCGGGCGAAAAGACCATACGCGACGGCAAAATCTACGCCTTCCGGCATGGCGACCTGTTCCGCGTCAAATACCTCAGCCGCCTGCCGGGCGGGCGCGTCAAAATCAAAAGTCACAATCCGGCCTATGAAGACGAAGAAGCAGGGCTGGAAGACATAGAGGTCATCGGCCGCGTCTTCTGGTGGAGCGTGTTGGATTGAGAGATACAAATTAGAAATTATTCTTTATATAATTCAATAAATTATGATATAATTAGGAATATTTTATGACAAAATTCCAGTGTGATATGAGTAGACAGCTTGCCGTTTTCAATGAAAACTCCACATCTACATTTGACGACTTTGCCAACAATGGAGACCAAACCTTTTGGTATGCTTCCGATCTTGCCATGATGCTAGGTTATGACAATATGAAGGCCGTGGATAACGCCATCAACAGGGCTCATGCAGTCTGTTTCCAACTGAAAATTCCGATTGCTGAAAACTTCATCCAAGCGGCATCTCCAAATTGCGAGAATGACATCAAAATGACACGCTTTGCTTGTTATCTGACTGTTATGAACGGCAACATCAGCAATCCGAAGGTGGCAGCCGCTCAAGCCTATTTTGCCAAATTAGCCGAAGAGATAGATGCTGTATTTCGCAATGCTGACGATGTAAACAGGGTTTACTTGCGCGGCGATATATCAGACCGTGAAAAAACATTAAATCATGTGGCGCACAAGCACGGTGTTGAAGAGTACGGCTTGTTTCAAAATGCCGGATATCGCGGGCTGTATAACATGAATGTAAGCAAGCTAAAAAACTACAAAGGTGTAGGTGATTTCAAAGGGTCGTTATTGGATTTAATGAATCCCGAAGAATTGGCAGCCAATACATTCCGAATTACCCAGACAGAAGCCAAAATACGAAACCAAAACATACACGGTCAAAAACCTTTGGAACGAGCTGCGGAGGAAGTAGGGAGGAGCGTCCGTAATGTGATGATACAAACCTCCGGCACGCGGCCTGAAGACTTGAAACTTTCTGATGAAAAAATCAATCAAGTCCGTACCGGTATCAAACAGACCAAACGTGCGTTGGAAAAGCACGATAATAAGCCAAAAAACAAAAGAGCTAAATAAAGAAGCCTTACATAGTGAAGCTATTTTTTCTTCCGAACGGCACGGTGAAAAATTCAAAACAATTGAAGAGGAGCTTTATTTTTGGTTAAATAATCTGCTTACAGAGCCTGAATTTAACCAGTTCAAGCAGTTTTTAAGCGATAGGACGAAGGAAACACCATGTCTGCTCCAACGGAGATTCCAACGGCTGATCTAACCGACACATTGTCCATATTGTCCGGGCTGTCCGTACCGATGGCGAAACCTGCCGTAAAGGTAAAATGGGCGGTGATCCGCATCATGCCTGATTTGGCATCCGGCGAACTTTTAAATGTCGGCATCGCCGTGCTGTACCGTCGGAAAGTCCATGTCAGATTACTGCCGAATGCCGCACCGTTCGAGGCGTTATACGGTTCGAACGGCAGGGAAAATTTCAGCTTCCTGTTAAACCTGATCGGCAAACACCTCCAAAGCCGAAACGATTTGTCCGTCCAAATCTCCCCGCAGGTAAAGATTGGGAAACCGCAATTTGCCGCCGGAGACAATGTAAAAGAGATACTGGACCGCATATATGCAAGTATGGTGCCGCTTGATTTGATGTGCCGGAAGAAAAGCGAAGGCCGCCCAGAGTTTATTCTGGTGTAATTCCACCAAATTAAAACCAAGCCGGCGCGTGCCGGATTAGCCTAACCTTGTAAAATTACCGATTTGCACAAAGTGTAAATTTCAGGCCGTCTGAAAACATTTGCTTCCCGTCGGTTACGACTTTTTAATATCTAATTCCCTTGCGGGGTATAACTAAAAAGATATAATATGCGGCTTATCCTACATGACCATGCCGAAGGGGACTTGGATCGCCTCTTCGAATGCAATGAAGACGCTGTCGGTTATATTGACAGCGTCATCGACCTGATTAACAGCACGCCGATCTTGTTTGACAAACTTTTTTCCGAAAAATATGTGAGGGAATACGACCAACCTATCGGCAGGCTTGGTATGGAAATAAAGCGGGTTGCCTCTTTTTGGGGGAAGGACATCCGCGTCATGCGTTTGCGGCTGGATGACGAATCCGTCATTCCGTTTCGTATTATGTACTGCATACATAATGAAATGAGGCCGGATAGGACCTACTCGAGGGAAATACACATTCTCGCAGTAATTGACAAACAAACCGATAAATTCGACTATCAAGACGACCATCCGATTATGCTGAGGATACAAAATGACTACGACCAACTCAAAACCTACTGAACAATGGACGGCTTTTGGCGCGTTCTGCCTGTTCGCCGCATCATCGGTTACTGTCGCCGCCCCTCAAAATACGGCTTTTACAACCCAATCCGTCTATTTCGCACACGGACAAATCCGGCCCGTTGCCGATACATCGGCCGACGGTTATATCGAACGCATCCGCAAAAATTCGCGCCGCAAAGCGGCAATGGACAGGGCAAGTGCCAAGTTAGCCGATCGCCTTAATAGGGAAATGGGAGCGGAAACATTCGCCTCACTTCGCCTTAAGCATGGTTTTACACAATCCGAACTGGCGAAAAAAACCGGATTGAGGCAATCGTATCTGTCGAGAATCGAAAATAACCGATGCACGATAAGTAACGAAACCGCCGATAAATTAGCCGCCGCCTTCGGCATTGATGGTTTGGCCGTGCGTGCGGCACTCGAAAACCAATGGGATTTCTTAGGGGCGGGCAAAGCATGATTACACTAAACGTCCAATACTGCGACAGCATCATCCGCCATGAAGGAGGATTCAGTTACAGCCTGATTGGAATTTATCCCTGCATATACCCGCTTGTCACCCGTGAGGGTATCCTGCCGCGAATCAACCTATGCCTGACCTTTCACATTCCGGCTTCGCGCGCTGATCTGCGGCATAAAACGTTACGCGTAGAAGTATTCAAAGAGGGAGAAATACTGTCGGCCATAGATATGCCGCCCCCTTTGGATGACGATCCGTCTATGGATGGCACAGCCTTTAATGGCGTGGTTCATCAGTGTATGGAAAACCTTCCTGTTGCCGACGGGGAAGAAATGCATGCCGTCTTGTCTTCAGAATCCGAAACACTAGCTATTGGCAATACGCTTAAATTTATATGCGATTCTGAGTAAACTATTCAAAAATAACTATCAATAAAATAAAGGCCGTCTGAAATTTAGGCGGCCTTTTTTCACGCCCGCCGAACCTAAAACGACACAAAACCGACACAAGCCGCCCGAAAAGGCGGTTTTTTTCAAACTTTTTTCTTTTAAAAATCAATACAAAAGTACTAAAGGCAAAATAAAAGTACAAAAGTACTTTACAGGTAATAAGTACAATAGTACTATACACCCATCGAAACAAAACAACCAAGGAAACAAAAATGAACCAAGCGGAATGCATCAAAGCCCAAGAAATTAAGCGGTTTGACGAGATTTTGATGGCGATTGCTAAAGAGGGCGGTCGGATTTTTGCAGTGAATAAAGGACAAAGACCGCAATACCTATCCTACAAATTTTTAGACGGCTCGAAACTTAAATTATCGACGACAGGCGACAACAAAATCACTTTGATTTAACCGGACGGCGGGCGGGCAGCCCGCCAAGCTGAAAAAAACGCCCCGCAAGGGGCGGAAGGAGACAGCAAATGTACCCCTACATCGAAAACCCCGCAATCGCACGGGCGATGGCAGATAACGAAGCCGACTGGGCATACACCTACGCCAAAGAGGAGCAGGAAGAGGCGGACAAAGAAGAAGCCGAACGGCTGGCCAAGAAATACGGCCTGCAAATCCTGATGGAATGGGTATGGGCTGACGAGGCCGAATATACCCGCGAAGAATACCAAGAGGCCTACACGCAGGAAGTTTTCGACGATTTCGTTTACAGCGTACTGGATGAAAACAAAGAGCGTCCCCTGCCGCTGGGCATCGAAATGCCGAACTACAACAAATACCTCGCACTGCGGACGGTACGCATGGCCGCATAAGGCGGCATCGGCCTAAATACGGCATTGCAGACAGGCGCAATATGCTACCCCCGGGCGCGGTGGAGTGCCGCAAGACGCAGGCGGCAGGCAGAGACAGGGGGATTCGCCACCCCTCCGTATTTAGACCGATACCGCTTTTGGCAGATTTAAATAGGAGTATTAAAAATGGCAAATGAAAGGAAAGGAAAGATGAATGATTCTTGGATAAAAGTGGAAGACCAGCTACCTGATTTTTCTAAGCGCATCCTAGTTTTTGGCAATAACACCATAATGACCCATGTTCATTTTGATGGTCGCCGTTTCATAGGAACTTATAACGCTACACCAGACCAAGAAATATTCGGGATCACTCATTGGCAATATTTACCTAGTCCGCCAACTGAATGATATTTAGAAAAGCCGCTGAAACGTCATATTTTTGACACAAACACTTATCGGACAGGGTGCGGCACCACTCCCACCCCATCCGCGCCCTGCCCCATAAATGTTTAGCAAAGGAAACGGAAATGACCAAAGTCATCAATTGGATGTTGTTTACCGCAGTGCTGGCCGTTCTGGCCTTCTACGGCGGCAGCGAGGCACAACCTGCGAAAACCACAGCCCCCGCATGGGACGCCGCCAAAACGCGGCAGGAAGTGGAGGCGGACATAGCATGGATGCGCCGCATGAATGCCGTAGAGGCAGAAGCCGCCGTCCGCGATGCAAAAGCCGCCAAAGAATTTGAAACCGCAGACCTAGCTAACTGGCATCCGCCCTACGAACCTATCGGAGACTGAAATGAAATACGAAATTTTAAAAGACGAATTTATAGAGTTTGATGGTCGTAAACTTTACCGAATCAAAGCGTTAAAGGATTTTCGCGATGTAAAAAAAGGAACGGTCGGCGGCTATATTGAGTCCGAGAGAAACCTCTCGCACGAAGGCAACGCATGGGTATCAGGCAACGCACAGGTATACGACAACGCACAGGTATACGGCAACGCACGGGTATCAGGCAACGCACGGGTATCAGGCAACGCATGGGTATCAGGCAACGCACAGGTATACGGCAACGCACGGGTATACGGCAACGCATGGGTATCAGGCAACGCACAGGTATACGACAACGCACAGGTATACGGCAACGCACGGGTATCAGGCAACGCACGGGTATCAGGCAACGCATGGGTATCAGGCAACGCACAGGTATACGGCAACGCACGGGTATACGGCAATAATGCCGTTGTATGGTTTTCAAACGTCGGCACGGAGAACGGCACTTTGACAGTTTATTGCGGCAAAAACGGGCTGATAGCCACGCGCGGTTGTTTCACCGGCAGCGTGGAAGAGTTTTTAGCCAAATCCGCAAAAGTACACGACGGAAAAACCAAACGCGAGTATGAATTGTTAATAGAGGTCGCCCGCAGCCGACTGGGAGAAGCGCAAGGCAATATAGAGGATGAGTAAGCCATGCCCCAAACCATTACCTGCCCAGCCTGCAAAAAGGCAAAGCCGGAAAGCGATTTCGCCTTACAGAAAAACGGCTTCCGACAAAAACGATGCCAAACATGCGCGAAGCGGCAGAAAAGGTACTACTACAAACGCAAGGCGGAAAAATACCTCACACCAAGCGAAGTAAACAAATTTCCGCCCATGCCCGAAATTTTAAAACCCGGGTATTGGCACAAATACCCATGATAAGGGGCAAACATGGACGGGATGATGTTTTATTGCCAAGTCATGCAGGAATTGCACGAAAAGGAAACAAAAAATGAGCGTAACGACTTTTATATTGGGCGAAAGCGGCACGGGAAAGACCGCTTCAATGCGGAACCTGAAGCCCGAAGACACGGCACTGATACAGGTTGTCAGAAAGCCTCTTCCCTTCAAGCCGCAGGGATGGGCCGTATCGGCGGAACAAGATGAAGGCGGGGCGTTAAAGGCCACCGGCAACCCGGGAAACATCTACGTTACCGACGATTCCGCGCAAATCTGCGCCATCCTGCCGAAAATCAAAAAAGACATCATCGTGATAGACGACTTCCAGTACATCATGGCGAACGAATTTATGCGCGGCGTAACCGCCGAGGCGAAAGGCAACGAACAATTCATGAAGTTCAACAAAATCGCCCGCCACGCATGGGACATTTTACAGGCCGCCGCCAACCTGCCCGACAACAAGCGCGTCTACATCCTGTCGCATACCCAAACCGACGACTTCGGCAAAACCAAAGCCAAGACCATAGGCAAACTGCTGGACGAAAAAATTACGCTTGAAGGCCTGTTTACCATCGTCCTCAAAACCGAGGCGTCCGGCGGCAAATATGTTTTCCATACGCAAAACAGCGGCAGCGACACCGTCAAAAGCCCGATGGGGCTGTTTGATGCCGACACCGTAGACAACGATTTATCCGCCGTAGACGACGCAATCCGCGCCTACTACGGCATCACAACCGAAAAGGAAACAGCAAATGTACAAACTCAATAAACAAGACGCCATCGCATACGACCAACGCGGCGGCTACATCAACGAGGCGGGCAAATACAAAACCGTCATCGAATCGGCCGTCCTGCACATCGGCCAAAACAACAACGGGCGCAGCGAAAACCTGAAACTGTCCGTCATCGACGAACAGAAGCGCAAGGCAATCTTTTTCATCAATACCAGCTACAGCAACGGCGTACAGAACGAAAGCGGCCTGCGTACCGTCAGCGCGATACTCGCCTGCCTGCGGATGCACGACAGCGGCAACGCCGTACCCGCCCAAATCAAAGAATACAACCGCGACACGCAGCGGGAGGAGTACGTATCCCGCGACTGCTTCGTTTCCATGCACGGCAAACCGATCGGAATCGTCGTCCAAATGGTACACGAAGACGGAAGGGACAACCCGTCCCCGCACCTGTACAGCGTGTTTGAAGCGGACACCGAACTGACCGCGGGCGAAATCATGCGGTCGGAAACCCAGCCCGTACAACTGGGAAAAGTCATGGCCTATATCGCCAACAAACCGCTGGTAGACAAACGCAAGGCACAGACAGCCGCCCCGCCCGCCCCTCCTGGTCGTCAGACTCCTGCCGCACCAGCACAACCCGTAGACGATATCGACGACGATATCCCTTTTAACTAAGCCCGCCGTCAGGGCGTTAAACCCGACGGACACATACCCCAATGACACCATGCCGTCCGAATCATACGGACGGCAGAAAGGGAACAAAAATGAACATCACACTATACCAATGCGCGGAAGACGTCCGCGCCGTACTGGACGCACACTTCGACAGCGACAGCGAAGCCGCCGACACCTTGGAGGCCGTCATCGGGCAATTCGAAGTCAAAGCCCAATCAGTCATCGGCTACTACAAAAACTTAGAGGCGGCGGATGCCATGCTGGATGCCCACATCAAACAAATGCAGGAAAAGAAAAAGGCACTTTCAGGCCGTCTGAAAAGCCTGCACGAATACCTGGGCAGGAATATGTTGGCGGCGGGCATCAAAGAAATCAAAGCCGAAGACGGCACGTTCAAGGCATCCTTCCGCAAATCGAAAGCCATCGAAATTTTGGACGAAGCCCAAATTCCCGCCGAATTTATGGCCGAAAAAATCACATACACGCCGAATAAAACCGCCATCAAGTCCGCAATCGAAAGCGGGCGGGAAGTGCCGGGGGCAAAACAAGTAGAACGGCAAAACCTGCAAATCAAATAAAGGGCAACCCATGACACAACAACTCAAATTCGGCGACCGCGTGCGCCGAAAAGAAGGCGGAGCAATAGGCGTAGTTATTGACGCTAGATTTTCGTATTTATGGTTAGCTTTTGAAGGGGATAGCGTATTAAATTTTTATGATTTTGAAGAGTTTGAACCCATCCGCCACCCCGACACCGTCCGCCTCGACTGGCTGGCCGACCCCGCAAACAAAATCGGCAGCGTCATCCTACCCACCGAGTGCGTAGAGCAGCACCTCGACAGTATGCGCGATGCAATCGACGCGGCCATGCGCATACAGGCAGCGGAGGCCGTCTGAAAAGCCCCACCATACTCCCGACCGCCGCCTACTACAGCCTGAAATACGGGCAGCTTGACGGCAAAACACGTATCCTAACCAACAGGGGCGAAACCACCGAACCGCTGCCCAAATACCCCGCCAAACCGACCGACTCAAGCGCATTCCTCTATCAGCGCAAGTTTGACATCTGGCTGTTCGAAAGCGCGTGCAGCGCGGCACGGCAGCGGCGCGATACGGCGGGACTGATCCGATTCAGCCAAGCCCTAACCTACGCACGCCGCGTCAAACTCAGATGGGGAAAGCCGGGCGGCATCGCCGAAGTGGATACCGTACTAGCCGAACAATACCTGTTTGCCGTCCCGCCGCCGCCCTTTACACCCGACCCGTTTTACACCGACACCACGGAGACCGACCCATGTTAAGCACATACGGCGCAAGCCGACAACAGGCGGAACTGTTCACCCGCCTCTATGCCGACGAGAAAAAGCCGCTACGCGCCGCCGCCGCCGAAGTAGGCATCGACATCATCACCGCCACCATGCTGGCGCAGCAGACCGGGCACATCCGCTTTACCGAAGCCGTCATCGTCAACAGCCCGCAGGGCGAGCAGGGGCGCATGGGCGAAGAAATCTTCCAGCGCCACCTTCCCGAAGCCGTGAACTGCAATACCAGCATCCGCTACGCTAACCCGGCCTACGACTTTCTGCTCGACGGCCTGCGCATCGACATCAAATGCAGCGCCGGATTCATGACGGGCAGGGCAAAAACCAAAACGCGGCGCGTATTCCCCTGCACCGTGAAAAACGCCCTGAAAACGGACTGCTTCGTATTTATCGTCAAAACCGAAGCCGACAGCGAAAACATACCTGAAAGCTACCGCCACTGCTTCATCATCCCGAGTCTGTTTTTAACCACCATGCACAAGCTGGAAATCAGCGACAAGGCCGTATACGACGGCGGCATGGCGTGGCATGAATTTTGCTATCCGATTGAAAAAATGGCGGAAAAAGTACGGCAGATTGCCGCCAATAAAGAATCGTTCGCCATCCCCGAAGAATTGAAACAGGCGGCAAACGCACACCGCGAACTGAAAACCGAAATCAACAAAAAGGGAAAAAAATGAAAGAAATGAAAAGTGCGACCGAACAACTGCGTGAAGAACTGTTCGACGCCCTGCACCGCCTGAAGACAGGACAAATCGACGCCGCCACCGCGCAGGCCGTCAGCAAAATCGGCGGCAACATCATCGCCACCGTCGCCGTCGAAATCCAAGCCGCCGCCATCATCGGCGCGGAAAATCTGCAATCCCTGAACGGCCTCACACCCGAAGAATACCGCGCCGCAACCGGCGGCGTGGTGCACAGGCTGAAATAACGGTAACGGAGGCCATCTGAAAATGCGCTACGGCAGCCTGTGCAGCGGCATTGAAGCCGCATCCGCGGCGTGGGAACCGTTGGGTTGGCAGCCTGCATGGTTCGCCGAAATCGAGCCGTTCCCCTGCGCCGTCCTATCCCACCATTGGCCGCACGTCCCCAACCACGACGATATGACGCAGCTGGTCGGCAAAATACTCAACGGGACGGTCGAAGCCCCCGATATTTTGGTCGGCGGCACGCCCTGCCAAGCCTTTTCCGTTGCCGGGTTGCGCGGCAGTTTGGACGACGAGCGCGGCAATTTGACCCTTGTCTTGATTAGGATATTAGATGCAATTGACTTTATTCGCGCCCGAAACGGGCAGCCGCCCTGCATCCTCGTCTGGGAAAACGTGCCGGGCGTACTCAATACTAAAGACAACGCCTTCGGATGCTTTTTGGGCGGATTGGCCGGAGAAGATATGCCGCTTGAACCGGCAGGGCAAAAATGGACGAACGCAGGTTATGTGCTTGGACACAAACGCCGCATCGCGTGGCGCATCCTTGACGCACAATATTTCGGAGTACCCCAACGCCGCCGTCGTGTCTTCCTTATCGCAAGTGCTGGAATCGCAAGTCCCGCAGAAATACTTTTTGAGCGACAGGGCGAAGCAGGGGATTTTGGAGCGGGCGCGGAAACGCGGGAAGGCCCTGCCGCCTTTATTGAGGGCAGCTTTGGAACTTACAGGCAATCCGCCGTCGGCGGAACGGTAAAAGCCAGCGGCGGGGCGTTGCAGGGCGGTAGTGAAACGCTGTTGGTGGTACACGGCAGACAAACCCCTTGCACATCCGACAAAGCCTTTACGCTTGACTGCCAGCACAACGGCAATACCAATGTTGTCTGCATCCACGGCAACACCATAGGCAGGCAGCTTCATAACGGCGGCAACGGCACGGGCGTGACACAGGATGGTACAAGCTACACCCTGACCGCCACCGACCGCCACGCCGTTTCAGACGGCTTACAGGTGCGCCGCCTAACCCCCACCGAATGTGAACGCCTGCAAGGATTTCCCGACAACCACACGCAAATCCCGTGGCGCGGCAAACCCGCCGCAGACTGCCCGGACGGTCCGCGCTACAAAGCCATCGGCAACAGCATGGCCGTCCCCGTGATGCGTTGGATAGGGCGGAAAATCAAACAGGAAATAAAAGGAAAGATGCAATGACACCTGAAAGAATCAAACAAGAGCGCAAGGCGTTTGAGGAGTGGTACTACGATAGCATAGGCGATACACGGCTCCCGCTTGATAAGTATGGAAACGGATGCTATTGCAATCCCATCGCAGAAGATATGTTTACAGCATGGTGCGCCGCGAAAAGCCACTCTGCACAATCCGAATGGATAAGCGTGGAGGAGAGACTGCCGGAAGAAAAACGTCACTATTTGACCTGCCATGCCGGCGGCGTAGCGAGAGTCTGCCAATTTGACGGAAAAAAATTCTCGTATTGGGAATATGATGAAGAAGAATGGGAATTTGTAGAGGTGATTTGCATCCCCGATTACTGGCAACCACTCCCTGAACCGCCTGAAACGAGAGGTAAATAATGGAAAACAAAGAAACGACAGACAAAGAAGCAAAAAAATTGGTAGAACGCGTCAGCACGGCAGCCTTTTTCCTGCAAGGACAAATCGAACAGGCTAACCGCCACCATGAAACAGCCTTCCATACACTTGAAGCCTCGCGGCGTTATTTGGAGAAAGTCGAAAAAACGAAACGCGAACTAGACAGAATAGGCTTGCTGCTTGCAGTTTTAACGCTGATAAATTCAATCTATTTCTTTACCAATTAGTATTAGCGCACCGGAAGCGGAAAAAACAGGCAGCGTAAATATAATTAAGTTTGGAGATTTTAAATGTATAGCGAATACCTAGACCCGCAGCAATGCGCAGATATTTTGTCCGTGAAAAAGCGTACATTTTTAGAGCGGTACGCACCGCGCCCGGATTTCCCCGCGCGAATATCCGTATCGAAGAAACGTTTTTGGTGGAAAAAAGAAGAAGTCGAAGGATGGCTAGACCGCCAAAAAGAAAAACGCCCGATGATGTGA